AAACACTGAAGAGCGAAATATTATTGTGGTCGCAAGGGAAACAGTAGATACTGTTCCTCATACTGGTACAGTTACTCAGTCTGGTAATACCGTAACAGGTGCAGGAACGGTATTTGCAACAGCATATCAAGTTGGTGATTTTATAAAGATTGCGTCTAATGACCCAATGCGTATTACTGAAATTACTAACAACACAACGATCAAAACTGCTAATACGCAAACTGTAGTGCTGGCATCTGCTCATGCAACAACATTTCCTATTGGTTACATCTTTGATACAAGTGCAAATGGAACAATAACTTCTACTTCAAGTGCACACACGATCAACTTGCAACAAGCAAACCTTGCTTCAACTTTCTCTGCTTCAGTGTACTTCAATAGACTTAGAAGTGCTGCAGTTCCAACAAGTAAAACTGTAAACAAGGACAAGTTCGTTCACTTAAATACTGGATCACATAGCGCAAGCAAAGATGGTCCATGGCCACTTGGCGCCTCTGACGTATTCAAGCTTGAGGCAGTTTACAAAGGATCAAACACTGGAGTAAGTTCTTCAGATACAGATGTTACGACACACTTCGAACTTGATAACGGACAAAAAGATGCATTTTACGATACTGCATATTTGCGCAAGAAGGCAACTAGTAGTCTCAATATAACAAACTCAGGTTTGCTTGTCAAGTTCAGTTTCTTTGGACGTGATCGTTCTGCTGGTATAGGGTATTTGAGTGTTGACTCATATCCAATCGACGACGCAAATACAGCAAATACAACTGCTGTCACCACGCAGGAAATACCACTATTCCGTTCTCCAACCACAGGTATTGCCAGAGAACTAAGAGATAGCGTTGATTTTAGACCAATCAAAACAAATAGTGTGACACCTTCTGCGAATGGTGTTGCAACGCAAACTCCAAGTATTACTAATCCTGCTGCTTCGACTACGTTTAGCATCGACAGTGATGGCGCACATATGCCAACACCTGATGAGAACTTCCAAGCAGACATTCAGTTCTACTTGCCACGAAAAGATAGAATAGTAGTAACACCTGCAGGAAACTTCAACGTTGTGAAGGGTATTCCTGATTTGTCACCTAAGACGCCTGATGCGCCATTGCCATCAATGTCACTTGGTACACTATCAATTCCACCTTTCCCATCTCTTGCACCATACTTTGCTGAGCAGTATGCAAGAACAGATCTACAAGTTACACTAGATCTAGATAACAACAGACGCTATACTATGCAAGACTTGCGTGCTGTTGATAGTCGTGTTAAAAGTTTGGAATACTACTCATCGTTGAATCTGTTAGAAAACCTAACACTGAACAAACAAGTGTTCAACGATGCAGGTTCAGACCGATTTAAGAATGGATTCTTTGTAGATAACTTCGTCAATTTAAACTTTGCTGACACTTCAAGTCCAGCATTAAAAGCATCGATTGATGTAAACAAAGGGCATCTAAGACCAGGATTCCAACAGCGCACTGTACCAATGAGCAAGACTTTGGTAGATACTGCTTCAATGGATACAGCAAATGTCACTAAAACAGGTGATATGATCACACTCGCTTATACAAGCAGAGAACTTCAAAAACAACCATATGCATCTAAGCGTAGAACCGTTGTTCAAGAATTGTTGTTCAACTGGGAGGGTGAAGTTGTACTTGATCCACCTATGGACAATGATAATGATTTAACAACATTACCAGAGTTGCAGGTTGACTTTGATGGATTTTTCAACGGTGTGCTTGAGTCTCTACGAATTCAAGGGGCAAGTCCTGTCAGAACCACATTCGGTAGATGGGAAACAACAACCAGTGTAAATGCAAATAGAACACTTAGAACTACGACTAATAATAGAACTGTAACTACTTCTACTTTAGGTTCAGTTACCGAAACAATATCGTTAGGAAACTCAGTCGAAAGTGTATCTCTCCGAGAGTTTATGCGTTCACGTGTAGTTCGTTTCACTGGCGTTAGAATGAGACCAAACACTAGAGTGTTTGCCTACTTTGATGAGGAAAAGGTATTTGATTATGTAACACCAACAAACTCAAGTTTTGTTGCCACTGGTGTTGAAGGTGCAAACCTCGTAACCGATAGCACTGGTACAGTTTATGGAAACTTTAGAATACCAAATGATAATGATCTAAAATTTAGAGTTGGTACAAAACGATTCTTACTATTAGATATCGATGATCCTATCACTAAAACTAATTTAGTTACAACCGCAGCGCATGGTGACTATTCAGCACAAGCACTTGATGTAACACAAAGAGATCGCAGTATTAATCTTCGTGTTCCTCAAGTTACAACAACGCAATCTACTCAAACAACTACATCAGTTACACCTATTCCAAGACCAAGACCTCCGATTCGCAATGTCGGACAAGTTAATTTTTGTTTTGTTGCTGGAACTCAGGTTCGTATGGCAGATGGTTCTGATAAAAATATCGAGGATGTTCAAATCGGAGAGGAAGTTCTTGGTCAAGACAATGCAGTAAATAAGGTTTTAGGGTTTGACCACAATCCTTTAGAAGGAAGAACACTTATCGGTATCAATGATAGTGGCGCATTTATGACTGAAGACCATCCGTTGATGACACGAGATGGTTGGAAGGCATATGACTCAGAACTTGTTAAACAAAACAAAGCAGAACTTACGCACTTGATGACAAACGGTAATCTTCAAATCGGAGATGAGATATTAACTGTTGATGGTTCTTGGGTAAAAGTTACTTCTCTTGAGATATTCTTAGACGAACCAGAGCAAACTGTTTACAACTTTGAGTTAGATGGAAATAACACATACTTTGCAGACAAAATGTTGGCACATAACAGATGTTTCATTGCTGGCACAAAGGTTTTAGTGGAAGATGGTTCTCTTAAAAACATTGAAGAAGTGCAAGTTGGCGAGAAACTTGTCGGTAAAGATGGCAAACTAAATGGAGTTACGGATTTACATAGACCAAAATTAAATTCTTATGATAATATTCTTCCACATCCTTTAAGAATGGCTTCTATTAATGGTGGAGAGTATGCTGCATCTGAAGATCATATGTTTATGACTACTGACGGTTGGAAAGCACCTGATGGTGTTTCTTGTGCAATTATTCATAAGGATGTCCTTATAAGTGAAGGAATGGACACTATTGAGTCCTTGAAGGTTGGCGATAAGATAATAACTAAAGAAGGACTTGTAGAAGTAAACAGCATTGATATTAAGGAAGATGATCCTGAATTGCAACTTTACAACTTCTACTTAGATGGAAGTCATACATATCATGTTGTTATGGATGGACATGAAGAACCAATGCTGGTTCACAATAAAGATCCATTAGCGCAATCTTTCTTTGTGACTTTAGACGATCTAACTTCTGGGACATATGTAACTAAGATTGATTTGTTCTTTGCTAAGAAAGATAGTAGTCTACCGATTACGCTACAGATAAGAAAGATGGAAAACGGATTCCCAACAACTGAGGTTGTTGCATCTAAAACTCTTGCTGCTTCAGCAGTTAATATTTCGGCAACTGGTGCTACTGCAACATCGTTTACTTTCGATAATCTGGTGTTCTTGAGTAATCAAGAGGAGTATGCTTTTGTTGCTATTCCTGGAGGTAACAGTGACCAGTATCAAGTTTGGGTTGCTGAAATGGGTGGTGATGATGTTCTTTTACCAAATACCAAGATCACTAAGCAAACTGCTGCAGGTGTATTGTTCTCTTCAGCAAACGATTCAACTTGGAGACAGTTCCAAGATGAGGATATGAAGTATACAATACACTGTGCTAAGTTTACGAAGAACACTGGTACAGTATATGTTGAGCAGAAAGATATGGAATACTTGTCTATCGACGAACTTGATAGCAACTTCTTTATTGGCGAGAATACTATTGCTGAATCAGTATTGACTTTTGCTAACAATCAAACAGTAACTGTTGGTCAGATACTCAAGTCTAAGCATGCTGCAAATAATAACTCAGTTGAGCACTCAGGATACGCTAATGGTGTGATTCGTGAGGTTGTAGGATATAACGCAACGACTGATAGAGTGACTGTTAAGGTTGACCCCTACGGCACATTCTCTACAACAGCGACTGGTAATACTAACAATCTATATGTTGGTGCTACATGGGTTGGAAACACTACCGCATACACTGCTAATACAGCGCAAGGTACTGTATCCTTCTACTACGGTCTAGCAGGGCAGATGCACCTCGAGGGAAGTGCGGGAGGTTACTCTAATGGATATGTTAGGGGACAAAGTTCAGGAGCTTCTGCGCGTGTTACAAGCGTTGACAACCTAGTTATGAACACACTTGTTCCTAAGATACCGCAAATTACTCACGCGAATACTACTTCAAACTGGAGTGTTAGAACTGCTTCTAGTGCTGGTGTAATATCACCAACATACAAGTCAATACAGTTGAGTACAGAAAACACTTTCTTTGATGCTGAGAAGAAAATATTCTCAAAGTCTAATGAGTCGGCACTCACTGCGGTGACAGGTTCTAAGAAAACTTTTGTTCTAAAAGGAACACTAACTACCACAGACGATTATGTTTCGCCACAGATTGATTTAAGTCGTGCTAATATGTTGACTATTGAAAATGTTATTAATAATGATACAACTGACGAGCAAAAGACTTTTGGTAATGCTACTTCACGATACATCAGCAAACCTGTGACATTAGAAGATGGTCAGGATGCTGAGGATATGACTATATTTGTGGATGCATTTAAACCACAAGGAAGCGAGATATCAGTTTATGCTAGATTGATGAATGCTGAAGATGGAGAAACACTTGAGGATAAAGACTTCACACTGATGACTCAAGTAACTTCTTCGAATACTTTCTCTGCTGGTATTGACGGAACAGATATTAAAGAGTTTGAGTTTGGTTTCTCTGCGAACACTAATGGTCAGAACTTCTTAGCAGGAGCAAATAATCACGCGAGACTAAATAGTGCTAACAGCAATGTTGTAGCGTATCGTGGAACAGACGGTTCAGTTTACCATACCTATAAGACATTCGCACTGAAGATTGTTATGACTGCAACTGGGACGCATATTACTCCTAAAGTTGAAAATATTAGAGCGATAGCATTACAAAAATAATGGAACAGAAACCTGAGTTTGCACCAATAGAGAATCAAGAAGCACTCATTCGTGATACTAAAACTGGTGCGGTGTTAAATAAAGATCTGAGTTCTTTACAAAAGTATAGAGCAAAGAGAGAAAAAGATAGACAAATGAGACAAGAGTTTGAACAGATGAAGCAGGATATGTCTGAAATAAAAACCTTGTTACATAAACTTGTAAATAGAGATTAAATATGACAATAACTGTATCAAATACTAATCTTGCAGACTCATTTAATACTTGGCGTCTTAACACCAATCTACTCGCAACTATTATAGCAAATAATGCCGTAACAGTAAAAGGTAGTGATGGTCGTAGTGGAGACTCAGTAGGTAATGCGCACATAACAGGCGTTTTTTCTGCTACAGATCTAAGAGCTTCTGCTATCAGAGCAGGTAATACTACCAACGCAGCATCTTTGTTAACTGTAAGATCTAATCTTTCTGTTAATGCTGCAGCAATGCAAGTTTATGCAAATACTACATTCCATGGTAATGTTGTGTTTAATACTGCAGGAACTGACAGAATAAACTTTGGCGATACCGATCGTTTTAGATTGACAGGTGGAACGAAAGGTCAGTTTTTAAGATTTATTGGAACGGATCAAGTCGACTTTAAAGGTCTATCCTTACGAGACATTACCGATTTATCATCTAATTCGGCACACCTAATTTTAACTTCTGCAAACTCAACATTTAGTGATAATGGCGATTCACCAATGCTACGATTTATTGGTGGTGCTACTGATAATGATCGAGTTGATATTTATTTAAATGCAGCAGGAAGCGCAGGTGACGGAGATCTAACAATACAGTTAGCAGATAACGTTGGTGATTCTACGCTAAGAATTGCAAACAGAGCAAATACGACTATGGCAACAATTTCAAGTCAAGGCGTTTTAAGTGCTAACTCTGTTGTTGCTGGCGGCATAGCACTCGCAACCGCTGATGATATTTTAGCACTAGCGATAGCAGTAGGATAAGACATGGGAACAAAAGCAAACATAGTAGTTGATCAAGGAACAAACTTCACCACCACGATTACAGTGACTGATGAAAACGGAACAGTTCAAAATTTAACTGGATATACTGGCGCAGGTCAGATAAGAAAGCATTATCTATCAGAAAATCCAGTAGACTTTAGTTTATCATTTGGTTCTCCCAGAACTGACGGACAAGTGACGATAGCATTAGATAGGATTCAAACTGCAAACTTGGAAGCAGGTAGATATGTTTATGATGTAGAGTTGACGAGTGCTGCGAACACTACTATACGATTAGCAGAGGGGATTGTAACCGTAACACCACAAGTGACGAGGTAACAAAATGGCAATAGTTGCTAAATTAACTAGTGGGTCAGCATTAAGTGCTAAGTTAACAAGCGGATCTAACACTCTGACATTAAAGAGTTCTGGAACTTCTGGTAACAGATTAGACTCTTTGTCAGATGTTGACGCAACCAACTCTTCTGCCAATGGTTCTATATTAGTCTATAATAATACAACAGATACCTATATTCAACGAGACATACTAACCTTTGACGCTGAATCTGGAGCATTTAATCTAGATGGCGGTCAGGATGGGTTCTGATGGCAAATACTGTCATACAGGTACGGAGAAGTCAATCCACCAATGTTCCACCAAGTCTAGCAAATGGTGAGATAGCATATTCGTTTTCTTCGAATAAACTATTCATTGGTCAAACAGATACAACTGGTTCAGCAACTAGCGTTGAGTGGATTGGTGGTAAACTTATTGTTGACAAAGTTGCCAATCTAGAGTCTCAAGTTGCTGACATTTACGATGGGGTTTATAATTTTGCTAATTTAGCAATCACCGACACATTTACAATCAGTAATGCCACGAATAACTCAGTATTGTTTGCAAAGGCAGGTGGTGTTATAGATTATGTTACAGGAAACAGTGGACAAATTTTACAAATAGCATCAAATAATACACCATCTTTTGGAGATTTAGATGGGGGATCATTTTAAGGAGACACAGTGAAGGATTATTTAAATGAAGTGGGTGATTATGCTTCTTTGATTGTTGATCTGAAAGAAACTATCAAGCAACAACAAAAAGTTATAAAAGATCTTCAATCGCAAATAGAAATACAAAATGCTATGAAGATACCAGTTACTGTTGCGCTACAAGTAGTAGAACTAACTAATAAAGTTGATATGTACAAAAAATATTCTCCAGTGGGAGTAACTGAAAAGGTTGAAGGAAAGAATAAACCTACAAGGGGTGGACTGAGTAAAACATTAAAAAATACTAAATAGTGTATTAAATAATAAGAAAAAGAATCTTATCAGGAGATAAACCATGGCATCAATTATTAAAATAAAAAGAAATTCTACGAGCGGTGCAGTTCCAAGTAGTCTGGAAGCGGGTGAACTCGCCGTTAACTTATTTGACAGGAAGATTTATGTTGGTAACTCTGCTGGTGTAACTGCTATTGGTGGTGTTGATGGATTTGCTGCTGACATTCTAACAGAAATTAAAACAGTAGACGGTACTGGTTCAGGATTAGACGCTGATTTACTTGACGGACAACACGGTTCCTACTATGCTGTTGCCGCGACAGAAAACTCAAGACTTGCTAACACTAATGCGTTTATTGCGACTAAGACAACCGAATCTACTGCTCTATCTAGATTAGCGAACACTAATGCTTATATCGCAACAAAGTTAGATTCAAGTTCTTATACTGAGGCAGACGTAAGATCTAAGGCAGCATTGGCAAACACTAATGCGTTTATAGCAACTAAGACAACTGAGTCAACTGCTTTATCAAGACTTGCTAATACCAACTCTTACATTGCTAATGTAAAAACAATTGCTACAAACCGTCTTGGACAAACTGCAACGATTGCTCTTACAGGTGATGTGACTGCAAGTGCTACGGCATTCAGTTCTAACACTGCATCACTGACAACGACAATCGCGGCAAACTCAGTTGATGGAAGTCAACTTGAAGATAACATCACGATTGCTAACAATCTAACAGTTTCAGGTAATACTCATATTGATGGAAACTTAACTGTTGAGGGTGCAACAACTTACTTGTCAACTTCTACCGTCTACACTGACGACGGAATGATGAAGTTGAATGCAAACAATGTTGCAGATACAGTTGACTCTGGTATTTACAACAAGTTTGTTGAATCGGCAACTACCAAGTATGCTGGATATTTCCGTGATGCGACTGATGGTGTATTTAAGTTCTATAATAACTTAGAAGTAGAACCAACGACAACAGTTAATACTGGTGCTGCTGGTTATGCATTAGCGCAACTTGATGCAATCATTGATGGTGGAACGTACTAAATAGATTGGTAAATAGGGGGAGGGTAATTCCTCCCCTCTTATTATTGCCTACATAGGCACTGAACAAAGAAAGTCATACATATGGCGTCGACTATTAAGGTCAAACGCTCTGCCGTACAAGGCAAAGCACCGACCACTGGCAATTTAGAAACAGGCGAACTTGCGTTAAACACACGCGACGGACGTTTGTATTCTAAAGGCACGCAAGTATTTGAAGTTGGCGCAAACACTCATTCTCTTTTCGTAGGTGCAGGTGGCGCAACGTTCGCCAATGGTGCATATACACTTCCCACGGCAGACGGTTCTGCTGATCAAATTTTAAAAACAAATGGTTCTGGAATATTATCATTTACAGATGCAGATGCTGCTGGTGGATCTATCATATTTTATGAATATGATGGGTCTAGAGATGATATACCTTTATCTGGTGCTCTACAGAATAATGCACTAGCCAACACTAACGCATATATTGCTACAAGAGCATCTGAAGCAGATTCATTATTAAGACTCGCTAACACTAACGCATATATTGCTACAAAACTAAATTCAAGTTCGTACACCGAAGCGGATGTTCGAATTAAATCGGCACTTGCTAATACAAATGCATTTATAGCAACTAAGACAACTGAGTCTACTGCTCTATCGAGACTTGCAAATACTAACGCATACATAGCAACTAAACTTGATTCAAGCAGTTATACAACTGCTGATGTCCAGTCTAAAGCAGCATTAGCGAATACTAACGCATACATTGCGACTACTGCGGCAACCGAAAGATCATCGTTAGCGAATACTAATGCTTTTATTGCAACAAAAGTAGCGCAATCTGGTGCGAATAACTCAGCAAAAATACCATACGGAACAACTGCTCAACGAGATGGTTCGCCAGACACAGGATTCTTTAGATATAATGTGACAACAGCATCTGCTGAGATTTATGATGGTTCAGCGTGGGGCGAAGTTGGTGGAGGTGGCGGTGCTTCAGGAGCAGGTGGGGATGCTATCTTTTACGAAAACGGTCAAACTATAACCACAAGTTATACTATTACAACAAATACAAACGCAATGTCTACAGGACCGCTAACAGTTAATAGTGGTGTTTCAGTAACAGTCCCTAGTGGCTCAAGATGGGTGGTGTTATAAATGGCAATCACATTAAACGGATCATCAGGAATACAGTTTCCTAACTTTATAGAGAACGAACAAAGTATTGACGCTGACTACACTATTGCTGCAACTAAGAATGCTGCAAGCATAGGTGACATAGAGATTAGCACTGGCGTTACAGTAACTGTAACATCTGGTGGGAACTGGGTGATCTTATGAGTACGCTAAGAGTTGACACGATTGCTAACACTGCTGGCACTACTAATAACAGAGTGTTACAAATTCAAAGCACACAAGTATCAACAAGAACTTCACAAACAACTACTACTAATGTGTTGGCTGAAATAACTGGAATGTCTGTAAGCATTACACCTTTGTTTTCAAATAGTAAAATACTATTACAAGCTCAATGGATGGGAGAATTTAATTCGGCAACTCTTGCATACAATACATTATTTTCATTTAAAAGAAACGATACATACTTAGGATCTCCAGATGAAGGAGATAGTCGTTATTATGGAATCATGCCTCCAGCAATTAATTTAAATAGTAGCGCAGCGTCTACACCAGAATCATCATTTTTAATGTATATGGATACTCCTTCAACAACATCGGCAATTACTTACAAGCTATTAATAATTGGTAGTGGTGGTACTGTCTACAACAATAGAACAGTTTCAGACAGCAACTCAGGAGGCTACGAAAGAGGTATGTCTATGATTACAGCAACGGAGATAGCGCAATGAATCACGAAGCTATCTATGCTCTTTATTCAAATGTCGTTAAGATTCTTGAGGACACACCGTACGATGCAGATGACAACGTAGTTACAGTAGACGCTGATGCAGTAGCAGCATGGGTTAGTCCAGAGCAATATGCAAGAGACAGAGCATCTGCTTATCCATCAATCCAAGAGCAACTCGATATGCAGTACTGGGATAGTGTGAATGGTACAACTACTTGGAAGGATGCTATTGCTGCTGTTAAGACGGAGAATCCTAAGCCATGAGTACAGTTAAGGTAGACACAATCAAAACCACTGGCAACGTAGAAGTCTATACCTGCAAGGCGTGGGTTAACTTCAATGGCACTGGCACTGTAGCAATCAGAGCATCTGGGAATGTGAGTAGCATTACTGATAATGGTACGGGTGATTATACGGTTAATTTCTCTAGTAACTTCTCTAATGCAAACTGGTCAATAAGTGGTTTTGCTGGGAATGGAACTAGTAATGCAGCTGTTGGTGCATTACAAGTAGGAACAAACTTTTCTCAATCAACGTCTAGCGTTAGAGTACAAACTATTTTTGAAGGTGGTGCAGATTTAACTGACATGGCGCATGTTAACGTTCAAGGATTTGGAAATTAAATGAGCACACTTAAAACAGGAAAAGTAAAGACAACAACAATAGCTGACGAGTTAGACACAGAGTCTACTGCGGTCACTAATGTGATTAACGGATCTGCAAAGGCATGGGTTACTTATAATGGAGCTACTAATACTATAAACGGATCGTTTAATGTTGATAGTGTTACAGATCACGCAACAGGTCAATTTAGTTTAAATTTTACTTCAGGTGCTTTAGCTGACGGTAATTACGCTTACACCAGTTCTAGTAGAAATGTTTCTGCTCCAAACACAGTTGTAGCACACCATAACACTGTAGTTAAAACATCAAGTGCTTTTAGAATATATGCTTTAGTAGGGTCAGGAACGCCTACAGATTTTCAAGATATTTGTGTAGTAATTCATAGATAAGGAGCAATAATGGATAAAAGAATTATATATCCCACAGATGACGGAGGAGTTGCAGTCATAGTACCTGCTCCTAATTGTGGGTTAACAATAGAACAGATTGCAGAGAAGGATGTACCTACTGGCAAAGCATATCAGATTGTCGATGTAGCTGACATCCCTGGTGATAGAACTTTTAGAAATGCTTGGGAGTATTCATAATGCCGATTGTAACTAACTTAACTAAAGCTAAGACTATTGCACATGA